CTGCAGGCAGCATTGGACCGCGCGCGGCGAGTCCGGGGTTGGCGGCCAGTACCGCTTCGGTCACAGCGGCCGTGCGGCCGGTCTGGCGGAAACAGATCAGATCCACCATGTCGCCGTCTTTCGTTCTGTAGGTTGCTTCAGCCACGTTCGTCAGAACCTTCCTTAAAGCCTGCTGAAAAACCGAGATCCCAGGCGATCGCCCAGGCGACGCCAAAGCTGAGCAGTGAAAATGACAGGATAGCTCCAATCACCGAATGAAGACCGCTTCCCGCCGGAAGCGGTCTTACGCGAGGAAGAACAACATTGATCGCAAGAAGCGGAATAATTCCGATCAGATAACTCCGCCTGTTTTTCCTGCGCTGTTTGGATGTCATCACGCTGTTGCCTCCACAATGGCGCGATTGCGCTCCCAGCGGTCGACGGCCGCCTGATCCGGCGTTTCAATAAATTGACGTGTATCCTCACCATAAATACTCAGACTCACGCTGAACGTCTGCTTGCGCGGCAGGCCGTCGATATGCAGATTGCTTTGCGTTTCCTGCACGCTCTCGATACACCACATTCCCAGCACATATCCGAAACTGTCACACAGCCTCTGCGGCTTCCCGGTGGCCATCAAATTACGTATCCGGGTAACGCCGTCGAACCCGCTGCGCTCGGTGATAATTGTGCCGGCCAGTTCGATCGCGTCATCATCCGGGCCGAGGCTCTGCCGTCCGGGCAGGCGACCGATGCGCGGCATCTTCGCCCAGCGCCAGGCGCTGGAACGCTGCAGGCTTTCATAAGCCACTCCGTTTACAGAAAACAAAACGGCTTCTTTGCCTTCGCCCAGAATCATAAAAACGACGTTCCGGTCGCCGTAAAACCATGCGGTGTCACGAAGGCGATTAAATTTAATTTCAGGCGCATCGAGAAAGTCAGCCATTGAGCGCCCTCCATTTCATCTTTGCGTAGCAGCCCATGAAAGTACCCAAGGCGACAAACAGTGCGGCCGCAGATGCCAGCAGCCAGCTCAGCGGATGCCAGCGGCGAAGCTGCGTGGTATAAACAAATCTGGAAACGACATAATCATATCCGGTCACACGGACGCGCACCGCGCCGGTCGCACGCAGAATGCGAATGCAGCACGGAAACTCCACCTTCGGCATCTTGCACCGCGGATGTTTCCCAATACCTCTCTTAGTCATACAGCCTCGCTCTCTGCTGCGCGGCACCGCGGCGATCGCGCGCATCCAGTTCGCGGGCTACCGCGGCCGCGACCTGTTCCGGATTTTGTCCAGGCGCAGCGTTAATGGTGATTGGCGCATTAATCATGCTGCTGGAGTTGTTAACGCGCGCTTCGGCAATCGTTCGCTCGATCGGCGTAATGCCGCCGCCGGCAGTCGCCGGCAGCGGCGCAGTACTGACGGCCGCACCGGCCATCGCGCCGGCGGTTGCGCCCCGGAACATGGCACCGACTCGCCGGAACGGCGCAGTGATCTTCTCGATAATCCCGCCGATCTTGTCCCACAGCCCCAGAAAATATTTAGCGATCGGCTCCCAGTTGTTCAGGATCATGCCGAGCGGGCTGAATCCGAAAACCGTCTTAATCACGCTCCACAGTTTCGCCGCGCCAACTTTGATCCCGTCCCACAGCTTCACGAAGAAACCGGATATCGGCCCCCAGAACTTCACAATCAGGAACGCCGCGCCGGCCAGTAAAGCAATCGCGGCAATCACAGCCAGCACAGGGGCAAGTACCGCCCAGTTCGCGGCGGCCATATTCCACAATCCGACTACGGCTTTCCATAGACCTGCGCCAAGTTTGATCGCCGCCATCTTCATCACATCCAGCCCCAGCGCAGCGCCCAGTCCTCGAATGCGCACCACGTTCATAAAATATGCCGTTGCCGCCATAGAGCCGCTCAATCCGGCCAGAGTGGAAAGCAGGCTCCCCATCACCAGCGCCAGACCGGCCAGCACAGCCGCCAGAACGGCAACGGTCTTTCCAAGCCATCCGCTGCGACCGGTCAGCCAGGCAACCCCGGCCGTAATCTGTGTAAGTACGCCAGTCACCAGCCGGAGCATTGGCTTGAGCAGTTCGCCGAACGCGATCTGCAACCCTTCGGTTGCGCTGCTCAGCTCATCAAACGATCCGGTCAGATTGTCGCCCATTTGCTTGGCAACCCGTGCGGCTGACCCTTCGGATTTCGTCAAAACATCCAGGAATTTTGTAATCCCGCCTACGCCTTCATCCTCCATCAGCTTCGCCATACCGGAGGCAGCGCGGTCATCAAAAATTGTCGAAAGGGCGGCCAGACGTTCACCGCTTCCCATATTCTCCATCGCCTTCGCCAGTTCACCAAGAACGACAACCGGACTGCGCAGGTTGCCGTCCAGATCCAGCAGATCCACATTCAGCTCTGACAGCAGGTCTGCGGCGTCGCCGGCCGGGCTGGCCAGCCGGGCCAGCATTCCGCGCATAGTGGTTCCCGCCATCGATCCTTTTATACCGGCATCGCCGAGGAGACCGGCCATGGCAGAGGCCTCTTCAAGGCTCATTCCGGCCGCCTTGGCAATCGGCGCAACATACTGCATCGTCTCACCCAGAGATCCAATTGTCGTATTGCTGCGCGTGAAGGTGGCCGTTAAAACGTCTGCCACCCGGCCCATTTCATCAGCCTCCAGCCCGAAGCCGCGCAGAATATTGCTGGCGATATCGCTCGCTGCGCCCAGTTCCTCACCGCCCGCCTTCGCCATATCCAGCAGACCCGGCATGGCCTTTAGAATTTCCGATGTTCGAAAACCTGACATCCCGAGAGCCTTCATCCCTTCGGCGGCCTCTTTCGCTGAAAACATCGTTGTGCTGCCCAGCTCAACAGCGTGCTTCTTCAGCGCAGCCATTTCTTCTGCGGTGGCCTGCGTTACTGCGCCTACAGCACTCATCCGGGACTCAAAGTCAGCAGTGGTTATCACCGCCCGCTTCATCGGATCCATCATGCCGCGTCCCAGGCGGGTCATTTCCATGCCTACAAAACTCAGCCTTTGCGAGATCTCCAGGCGCTTCTGCATCTTTTCATAAGCCCCCTCCAGCTCTTTCATCGCCCGAGTGTTTTTAACAGCCGCATCACTGGCTTGTGCCAGCGAGTTGCTGATTCCCTTAATTGATTTCTGGATGGCTCCGGCCTGACCGCTCACACGGTTGACAAGATCCATCACAAGAGATATACCAAGAGTCGTCATCGGGTTAACCAAGCCATGTTTGAACTGCTCATAACGCTGTTTGTCTTTTCCGCGACCGGGCTCATCTTTCTGGCCGGAGCTGTCTTTCTCGCCATCATCACCTTAGCTGATCCATCGGTCGGGGCTCCGCTGCTGTCCGGGTGGCTGCTTCTCTGGTTCCTGCTGCTTCGCTATCTCCGCAAGCCGATCACCCTTCATGCTCCACTCGGCGGCTTTGTCGGCGGTGATGGGATCTAACCTCCGTAAATCACCTTCGCCAGCTTAACGGCCCGTTCCCTGCGCTCACGCAGAACCTCCGGATACCAGCCCTCCATTTCATTAAACGAGGTGTGGAAGATCGCGGCCGTGTCACACATCAATTGCTCGGCAACGTCTGGCCCGAAGGGATAAAATTTGCCTTTATCAGCTCCCCGTTTATTTTCACCATATCGACCAGCGACAGCTCATTCATATCTTCCGGACTCAACCCGGACAGGTCGCCAATCATTCGCAGAGAACGCTCAAGTTCACTGCTCCCGGCTCCGGCCGCGGCCTTTAAATCTTTAACCACCGGCTTGCGGATCGTTATCTCGGCAGTCTTTTTTCCGGCAACTTCAATCGGGTCTTCGAGCTTTACGGTAATCGTCTTCATGGTGTGTCTCCTTTTCGGTGTTTAATGGTCATTTAAATGGCGGGCAGTTTGGCGAGATGCCCGGCTCGGTGGTAGGTGTGCTAGCCCTTCGGTCTATGAAATCTTGCCGGCGGCCCACTGCGCGAATGCGCTTACCGCCGCGGTGGCAGTTCCGGAAAGTCCGCCGTCGAGAATCGTCCGGTGTGCAATCATCTGGTCGATGCCGCCGATCGTGTAGACGTTGTTAATCACGTCGATGTAGTGAACAATTTCATCATTGATCTTCAGCTCGTAGAAGTTGGCGTCCATCGTGAATTTGGTTTCACTCTTTTCGCCGGGCTTCATGGTACCCATGTCCACTTCAGTGATTTTTCCGCGCAGCGTGATGACGATGGAACCGAAGTTTCCCTGTTCATCTTCAACCACTCCGCGCATCTGCACATTCACCGCATGCAGAGCAACCAGCCCACTCAGCTTAAGCAGGTGTTTATCTGCTTCAGCCAGGGCCCAGCTGGCGGTCAGTTTTTCATAGCCCATCGAATAGCTGACCGGGCCGCCCATTCCGCCGCCGCGGTAGTCTTCATTTTTAGTGGCCAGCTTGGGCGGTGTCATCTCCGTCACCTTGCCAATGTAGTTGCGCCCGTCGGCGAACAGATTGATATTCTTCAGTATTTTCGGCAGTGCCATAATTCATTCCCTTTCGTAGGGGCGGGTTTCATGCCCGCCGCTTATTAAACAATCGATTCCAGATAGTCCGTGTTGAGGTTGTATTGGAACGTGATCTTCTCGGCCAAAGGATGGTCACAGAAGTCGAAGCTGACGGTCAGGTGTCCCTGGTTAAGATCGGCTTCGGCGTTGAGTTCCGGATCCGCCCAGGCGGAACCGTCCACGATGATGCTGCGCGCTTTCAGCGAACGCAGATAGGCATTGACGCCTTCGACCACTTCCTCGACGTAGCGCTTTGTGATCGGCCGGTCGATGGCCCACAGATGCGCGGCCTGAATCGAGTCGGCAATAATGTCGGCGATGCGCACGCGCGTCACCTGGAACCAGTTGGCGTCCGTCGTCTGCGCCATGCGGATGCCCCACAGCCGCCATCCGTCTTCACGGATGATCGTGTTGACGTGGAAGCCGGCCAGAATATCAGCCTCGCAGGCGGCGTCGCCCAGGGCGAAGTCGATCGGGCGGCTGGTGCCGGAAATATTCGGGATCACCGTGTTGCTCGGCGACCAGGCAAAGCCTTCGGCGTTATCGCGCTTATTAAACAGCGCGGCAACCACCGCAGAGGGCGGCATTTCATTGCCGGCCAGATCCTTCACCCACGGGTCAATCAGATAGACACGTTTGCTGCCGATCGCGCTCACCGCCTGGTTAGCGGCCGCCGCAGTGGAATTCGGACCGTCCACAATTGCGATCGCACGCAGACGCTCAGCCACAGAGGCCAGAGCGGTAGCCAGCGGTGCGGCCGTCAGTGCGCCTTCCACATAGGTATATCCGTCCGGACACGGAGCAATCAGCAGCCGCGGCTGCAGGCCGGTTACAGCCTTTGCATTCAGCAGAGCATAAACACCGGTGCGCAACACGGGGTCACCGATCAGCGCGCCGGAAACCGATCCGGCTCCAGGATCTTCCACGCGCACTACGACCATCACCGGATTGGTAATTCCGTAGATCATGTTGATGGCATCCAGCCCGGTACCGCCGTCATCCGCGCCCGTCGGATAAATGGCTGCACGTAGCGCAGACGGACTGCCATAGAACGCGCGCGGCGTATTCAGCGGCAGAAGATCTGCATCAGCGTCCGGGGCCGTAAGCACCAACCCGATAACACTCGACCGCACCGTCTGAATCGGGCGCGACCCGCTATCAATCAAAAGCGTTTCAATTCCTCGTACAAGGTCACTCATTTTCCATCTCCTCCAGTTGTGGCCGGAGCACCCGGCACGTTTGTTTCTTCAGCGGCCACCCGGCCTCTGCCTTTTCGTTTCTGACTTCCGTCTTCCGCGATGACCGGCGCGATCTTCCCTTGGCCGAGCAGCCAGCGGACGCCGTCCGGATCCAGATCAAGAATGTCGCCGGGCTTCACCGGACGCTCCCGGTGCCAGAATGGTTTCTTCACTTCATATTTCATGGGGCCTCCTGTAAGGGCAGTCCTTGTGGCTGCCGACTTAAAAACTGTTTCCTCCCGGAACCAGAGCCGTCTCGAGCACCGTCGTCGCCTGCAGCGCCGTCAGCCCGGTCACTGTCAACGGTCCGTCAATCGTCACCGCGCCGGTCAGCTTGATAAGCGGTGCGGTCACTTCGGCCGAGGCGGCGGATGCTTTCAGAGCGGCCGCTGTAGACGCCTCAATGTTGCCGCCGGCTGTCACCTGGGCTTTCCCACCGACCGCCGCCTGCAGGTCGCCGGCAACCGTAGCGGAAACGTTCCCCGCGCAGCCGATCGACATCTCGTGCGTGTCCAGATCGATCTGCACAAACGTGCCGTCCGCATAAACCGTTTTAAAAAGTCGGGGATTGGAATCCGGGTTGGGATTGGCGGCCGAGCCGAGCGACGCCACGATCACACCTTGCGCCGGATCGCCGTTATGGCAGAGCACCAGCACCTGCTCGCCGCCCTTCGGCGGATGCCAGTCGCGCCGGTTGCCCATGCGCGGAGAAAGCCAGGGGAGTTTTGCCGTCTGCAGCTCACCGATCTGTACGCGCGCGCGGCCGTCGATGGTGATATCAATCACCGTACCGATCATCACCAGATTGGCGATGCGCCGCTCCGCTTCGCTCAGACTGAACAGGTGCTTATGGGTTGCCTTCATCTGTCATGAGCATCGCCCAGAACGGAAAAGCAAACTTCCCTGAACCGGTTCAGAACTATTCGGCAGGTTCTTCAGCCGGAGGATTCGGATCACCGGGCGAAACGGCACCGTCACTCTCGATGTAAAGGTTCTCCGGCACCACACCGCCCGGCCATGGCAGGCCGTTCGTGTACATGATATCTTCGGTGCTCTGCTCGCCGATTAAAATGTTCTGCCGCCAGGCGACGGCGTTGAGCGCAATCTGCTTGCCGGTAGTCTTTGTCGAAAGAATGTTTGCCCAGGTAATCTGTTTCGGCTTAGCGACGCCATCGATCTTGGACGGGGTTTTATGCAGCAGAGCGCGGATTGCCTCCTGCATGTTCCAGCCGGCAACATCGCGCTGCTGTCCGCCCGTAATGATGTAGGCCGAAAAAACGGTTTCGCCCTGCAGCGTGTCATCACCGGTGTCCACGCCTGGCAACGCAGAAAGCACAGCCACAAAGATTGCCGGGGCCGTCACGCTTAGCCGCTGCAGCTCGTCGGCATCAAAGCGTCCGGAGTGGATCTCCACAGTCACCCCTTTAAATGCCGCCTTAAAAACCTCGACCCAGCGGTCCAGCGTCTTCGCCGTTTTCAGTTTTTCCAGTGCCATATTTTCTCCAATCAAAAATCAGCAATCATCAATCGTCAATCAAGTGGCCGCCGTCTGCTGCTCAAACCACGTATCGATCAGTTTGTTAATCGCCTCTTCATCCGCTGTGCTCAGCCCGAGGTACGGGCGCGCCGGGATTTTCCGTTTCTCCATATCCCCGAACTGGTGCGTC